GAAAAATTGGACAATAGTGCTAAAATGAATGCTGGAAGAATTGTCCGTTAAATTTTTGCTTGGACTAAATGTTTTAAAATGTAGTAACTGTCGATAATATCCGTGACCGGATTATTTAAAGATTTTTGCTCAAAAATTTGAACTAAATCTATACCCGTCTCGGTCTTGAAGGCTTCATACATTGCCTGTTTATCAGCGTTACCTTTGCCCGTGGCGAGTTTTTTGACGCGGGACGGCTCTACGACCGTCACGGGAACGGCGAGCTTATGGAGCTTGTATTTCAGGATTCCACAGTTTTCGGCCAAATTAAAAATTTTGCCATGTGCGCCATAGGCATATCCTTCAATGGCAACATCAGCAGCCCCAATACACAAATTTGCAGCCCATTCTGAAATTGTATCAAATCTTTCAGTATCATAAGCATACTCCTCAAAACCTTCTCCATTAATATTTGGAGCAATTTTTGTGGCATACTTTTTAGTATTAGTTAAAAAGTAAAAAGAGCAATTGGAGAAAGAAAATTCTCGCTTTTCATCAAAAAGACAGATTGCTGGGCTGGTTATAGAATAATCAATGCCGACTAACATGGTGAACATAATTATTTATACCGTTGCCAGAGATGGTGGTTCCTTAGTAATACGATGGAGACTACTTCGAAGAACTCCAAAAGGATTACGTGGAACTAACCCACCATCCCTGACAAAAATATTTATGAAAAAATCCACCCAAAAGGTGGAATTTTTTATTTTACTTTTAAATGGTGCAATTCAAAATGACAATTTGCACACAATAAATCACATTTGTCTAATTCTTTTTTACATTTTTCCCAAGAATGTGGTCTACCATTCCAAGATAAAGCAAAATGTTTTTGTTCTGGATCTTTGTGATGAAATTGCAAAGCAGCATTACATTTATTGTAACCACATTTTACACATTTACCACCTTTATATTCTATACATTTTTGTTTACGTCTTTGTCGAAATGTAGTAACATTACAAGAATTGCAAACTGTTTTTCTATGACCGTTTTTACGATTATATTCATAACTTTTATTACAACGAGTACAGGTAGTATTCATACTATTATTTAGTATTAGCACTACCTGTACTACCATTATTTAACTCCTCGGGTTGGGATCGAACCAACGACATTTCGCTTAACAGGCGAACGCTTCTACCTCTGAGCTACCGAGGATCAAATATCACACTATCTGACAACCTCCTGCGCTGCATGCAAATTCTTTTGCAGCCTCGGTGTTGTCTTCGGCTTCATATTTAGAGAGTTCCTTAAAGTTAACTTTAACCTTTGGATGTGCAGCATAAGTGGCAGAATCAATCTGCTCAAAGGGGGCTTGAGCGTAGGTGTGGCTATCACCACCGGGCAAGAATGAAATGCCGGTTGCAACATCAAAGTTTTCCCAAAGCCATTGACCAACCTCAAGGAATTCTGAATCACGGTAGTTTACAGTGATAGATGGCTTATGGTGGCAGTAATGCTCTTGGTAAGTCTTCCAAAGATCCAAGTGATCTAAAGCACGAAGATCTTCGGTTGTAACTGTTCCTCTTGGGGCCTTCATAGCAAAGGTGAAGACAGCAGTGTTACCTGGATTAATTACATCGTCTTCACAGGGTACACCTTGATCCTTCATAAGATTATAGATTGGATCCTTCTTATCAATGCGAATACGACGATAATAATAATCAGCGTATCTTGGGTGCAATCCAGACGCAGAATCTACCAAGCAAGAAGTTGTGCCCTCTGGCTTAACACAAGTAATAGACTTGTTAAGATTTGTAGCAGTTGCCTGATCGCGTAGGCTTTCAAGTAGACGGATTAACTTTGGTTTACCTTCAAGACCGCTGGTAAGTTTGTTGTCATAAATACCAGTCATGCTTACGCCAAGCAGTCTTTCTTCTTCACAGTTCTTCTTCCACTCTGGACGAAGGTATGGGAAGTTTACAAATGTAGACTGAACAGTTCCAATAATTGTTGCTATTTCAATCTTCTTCTTTAGAGTTGCTGCGGTATCGTCAGGCCGAACAACCACAGTTGAAAGATTGCAAAACTCAAATGGCTTTAGAATAATTTCCGAGCAGGGATTTGTTCCGTACTCACAGTTCTCATCGCGGCCCCACTTAGAAGCCTGATCTTGAAGAGCCTTACGATTAATCATTCCACGCTCACCGCTGTGACTGTTGTAAAGAGAAGTCCATTCCTCTAGGAACTGGCCCATTGGCGGACGACCACGGTATACAGCAGAGTTGTTTGCGTATGAACGGAATCCTGCCTGCTCCCACCATGCACCGCTCTTGCAGTGAGCCATTTCACGATCTGCAAGATCGCTCAAAGAAATCATGGCAGAACGACGAACACCACCAACGATTACAGCATTTGCAATGGCACAGCAAATATCATGGCATTCAAGTGCAGTAAGTCTGCGCCCCTGAGCATTATAAAAAACCTTGACAAGGAACTTGAATAAATTGTCAAGAGGTGCTGGGCCACTAGCACGACCACCAAATGTCTTAAGTCTTGCACCAGCAGGACGAATCTTACTAAGATCCCATTTAACGTGCCGACCGGCATACAAATGATCCATCAAAAATTTAACAGAGTTACCCCAACCTTCTTTGGAGTCTTCAACAACATAAACTATGTTAAATTCTTTTTCAATTTTGTTTGCAACCGTTGGAAGTTTATCTGTGTACTGACGCTCGACAGAATAACCAACGCCAGTGCCGTTCATCAAAATAACAAACAACTCGGCAAACGATTCAAGAGAATCAATCGGCAAATATGAGCAGTTATACAGACAAGTATTATCGTGATCCAATGCTGGTCCAGCGGTCATTAGACTACGCATAGATGGAAGAACCTCAAGATTTAAAATTGCTTCTTTTACATCAGGGCGTTCTGCGAGTTGAGGAACTTTGTTTGTAAAGTAATTCCACCAACGCTCAACACATTCTTCCCAGCTTTCTCTACGATTGTAGTCTGGAAGCCAGCGAGAGTAGCGAGAGATAAAAATAAACGATTGAAATGGGGATAAAATTTCTGCCATATTTGAGACTCCTGGTTGGTGTCTTTATTTAGTTGTTAAAGTATGCCACGAAACTGGGAAAAGTGGAGCAATTATTTTGTCAATTGCTTCAGCAAATTTTTGAATTTCCCATTGTGCGTGACTGTCGATTCTCAGCTTGTAAACGCGGGCAAATGCGTAGAGAGAACCAGTCCACACAAATTCCGTATAAGTTCCTTGTGGCAAAATTGAACGGGCTTGCTCTGGAGCAACACCATCTGCCAACAAACGATTGTAAAGATCTACACACTCATTTACAACACCACGATATTCTTGTTGTAGTTTAATGCAGAGATCAAGGTCTTCAATTCTACCACTGCTTCCTTGCTTGGCTCCATCCGTTGGCGCACTGCGCCAAAATGGAACATAGACTTCTGGCTCAAAGGTAACATACCTTCGGCTGACCTCATTCATTGTCAAACCAATTTGATGCTTGCCAAGTTGTGCCCGTACAAATATTGGGCACTTGATTCGCAAACTAATTTGAGGGTGGCAAAACGGAGTGAAGTGATTGTGCTTTGCCAAATATGCAATAAGTTTGCTGTCTCTATCAGATACGCTTCCATCATCTGTTAGTTTACTTTCTTTATTGAAAGAGACTCTAGCAGCGTTGACCACGCTGATATCAGAACCCATGTGTTCAACAAGTTGTACATGGCCATAATCTAAAACAGGAACTTTAGTCTGCTCCCGAACCTTTTGTGTTTCCGTCATTTAAATTATCCTCATCATTATCTACAAGTTCAACTTTAACACCAGGGATCTGCGTAAAATCCGCTGCATATTCTCTAGCACGGCTCCAAAGATCAGGATCCATTTCCTTTACATATTCACCAAAACGATGAACGAATGTAAGGTACGCTTCACTAGCTTTTAAAATGTCTTCTTCAGACATATCTTCATTATCATCCATTTTATACCTTCTTCCAGTAAGTGTACTTCATTTTTGCTTTAAGTCCAGAATAAACATTGTTGATAATAAGCTTCAATGTTAGTGCTTGACCATAGGCCAAAATCATGTCATTAATGTCTTTCTTATTTATCTCTTCTGGCCAGATAACTACATTTCTTCCTGCCTCAATGTACTTTGCAAGTATCATA